GGAAATGGCTCTTTTAACTAGAACGAAGATTATGGCTAAAGGATATAACAGACGTAATTTCCTGCTAAGAGTGAAAGACATACAGGATATTTATACGAATTATCATACGCATGGGTGTACGGATAAGTACATCTATCAAACACATGTGTATCCGACCTATAAGATAGGACGCACGACATTCTATAATTATCTAGCCATCCCAGCGGTGAAGGAGCTGAAAGAACTGGAGGAAAGGATGCGGATGGAGAAGGAAGCGCATGCCAAGCAACTAAAGATGTTTGAAGAATAAAGACTGTTTAATCAATAATTATAAACCATTTAAAAAGTAAGATTATGGCAAAAACAAGAGTGAAAAAGGTGGTGGTTTCCGGTATTACGTCGGAACAGGTGGAAACGGCATTTGCAGAATTTGCGAAAGCGGACGCTAAGGTGCAGCATATTCAGAGCAAAATGGATATGGAGATGACACGGATACGTGAGAAGTATGCGGATGATTTGGCAAAACTGCAGGAAGTCAAAGATAGTAACTTTGAGATCATACAGACATTTGCTACGGAAAAAAGAGATGAGCTTTTCTGCAAGAGAAAGAGTTATGAAAGTGCGCATGGGGTGTTCGGTTTCCGTACAGGCACTCCGAAACTGAAAAACATGAAGGGATTTACATGGGCTTCGGTGACTAATATGGTGAAGGAGTTTTTGCCGGAATATATTCGTACTTCTGAAGAACTGGCGAAAGATAAGCTATTAGCCGACAGGGATAAAGAAGAGGTGGCGGAGTTGTTTCCCAAATGTGGGGTAATGATTGTACAGGATGAAACGTTCTATGTAGAACCGAAAAAGGAAAATGAACAATCAGCCTAAATATTCATACGAGCCTAAAGGTAATGACTGGGTTGTTTACGAATGGGAATATTGTGGGAACACTCAATCAGGAACAAAGGTATATAAATCATCTGACCGTGAACAGGCGAGAAAGGAATGTTTCCGCCTGAACGGTTGGAAATACAAAGAGCCTACTCCGGTGAAAAAAATTATTTATAAAAGTAATATACGTTGGGAGCACATGCCGGGGTGGTTGAAGTTTGTGGTAATCACGAATATCAATCCGCGTTTAAACGTTCCGGTAACTAATGAAGTTGAAGTTTTGAATCAAATGCGGGATGAAATTGCGGAAACGATAAGAGGACAGAAAGTACGTGTTCCTGTTAGAGTGGAAGTTCGTGAGGATGAAGGAGAAAGAGCTTTGCTGATAATGCGTTCCGGGCGTGGTTTGGTGTCAGTGTATGTAAAAGAGCAGAAAAGAAATAACGAATTATATAAGTAAGAAAAATGAAAGCATTATTTAAGATGAGTTTTGATTGTGGAAGAATGGGTACTCTTGAAGGAGTATTCATTGCTGATACAGAAGATGTGGAATACTTAATAGATAATCATATCAGTGTTTACTTTGGCGAAGTTCTTGGAAAGCATTCTGAAATATCGGGTGAAGTATGTAGAGATGAAATTAAGATGATAACTACTGATGAGAATGTGATTGGTATCGTTCAAGAACATGGCTTAGAAAGTGGGTATAATCCGTTTGATGAAACTCTTTGTACATGTGAAACAAAAGACGTCCCCGACAATGGTGTTGAATGGGGTGATTGTATGGTACAAGATTTTATAGACTTCAAGCGTAAAGGTATCATACCGGAATATTACCAAAAAAGTTATCAAGAATGGCAAGAAAGTCAAAAGTAGATTAGCGTGAAACAAGAATAGTAATGAGCAAAAAGATAATACGGGTATTCCCATCTAAAACAAGGGCTACCCCGGACGATAAAGATGTTCGCATTGGGGTTTACCCTGGGTTATGGGATCAGGCGGATGAGGTTCATATTTCCGTAGCTTTTACGTGGGATATTCCTTGGGCAGAACAGGCAGCAAAGTTTTGGGAGGTTGTTGCTCCTGTTAAAGTAGGTGGCCCGGCATACAACGAGATTGGCGGAAATTTCATTCCAGGAATGTATATGAAGAAAGGGTATGTTATAACTTCACGCGGATGTCCTAACCGTTGCTGGTTTTGCTCTGTTCCAAAACGTGAAGGTGGATCCCTGCGAGAACTGCCAGTAACAGATGGCTGGATTGTGACGGATGATAATTTATTAGCGTGTTCCGATCGGCATATAAACGAAGTGTTTTCTATGCTGGAAAGACAGCCACACCGTCCACAATTTTGCGGAGGACTGGAAGCGAAGCTACTTACTCCTGTTATGGCAGGCAGGATAAAAGAACTAAAACCGGAAAGCCTATTCTTTGCATACGATACACCAGATGATTACGAACCACTTGTCGAAGCTGGTAAGATGCTTTTCAATGCAGGGTTTACTCGTGGATCACACGATCTAAACGCCTATGTTCTTTGTGGATATAAGAGAGACACTTTTGATAAAGCATTGAAGCGGATGGAAGACACTTGGCGTGCCGGATTTGTACCCATGGCCATGCTATACAGAGATTTTAAAGGTGAGTATTCCCGCGAATGGAAACAGTTTCAACGAGAGTGGGCTAATCCATTCATTCGGGGATCAAAGCTAAAAGAGATAAAACTTTAGAGTAAAACAAAATATAAATGTTTCAGGAATTATACCTACAAATTGGATTCCGTCATTTGAGGAATTGAAGAATATAGCCGAAACAGCAGAAAAACGAGACATATAAAATAAAAACATGAATCAAATTACAGAAAAGGAGCTTATTAGCCTTCTGGAAGATGGCAAGCTGTGTGATTATTGTCCTTATATGAAGAATAGTGACTGTCACTCAATTGGCGGTCTTTGCGAAGGTTCTTTTTGCGAAGATGCGAAAGATAACTATGTTGAAGAGAATAATTTGGAAATGATTAACTAATAACAAACTAAAATATGAGTGAAATTAAATGGGAACCTCGTTTCTATTTAATAATGAGCCTTGGGCGGCTTTGTAAAACCCCAATAATAAAATGAAAACATTAGATGAAAAAGCTGCTGAATATGCAGCGAGTGTAGTAGCTTCATTCCCAGAGCTTCAAAGCTACAAAGGTACTATTGAAACCATTTATACACAGGGAGCGATGGAATGTGAACTTCTTGGAGAGGAAACAGGCACATTCGGACAGGCGCTTGAATCTCTCAAGCGAGGGCAGCTCGTTACCCGCAAAGGATGGAACGGTAAAGGTATGTTCATATTTATGCGTCCGGCTGATGAACTTCATGTTGGCTTTGTTGCCAAAGATATTAAGTCTTTACCTCAAAAAGTGAAGGATTACTATTATCAAGATTGTGTAGACGAAAACGGTAATCCTATCGAATTGAAAAAAGATGATACGGTAAAGTTCACGGCATACATTTGCATGAAAGCTGCTGATGGATCTATTGTAAACGGCTGGTTAGCATCTCAAAGTGATATGCTGGCTAATGACTGGACGATATTTGAGTTTTAACACATTGCCATACGGTGGTTGAACGTCCGCCGTATGGTTCAATACAAATATAGAAATGAACCAACAGGATTTCTACCAAGTGATAAAAAGTCTTCCGTCACCAACAGGAATAGATGTTGATATGTACATTATTCCCTGCATGAATGTAGGGTGTCGATTTGTTTTTCGAAAAGAACATTTCTATATCAACACATAAGAAGAAAAATTAATCATGTGGGTTTTAAAAGAAATATGGTATTTATAACAGAATACAAAGTGATAAATAAAAATTTATTTATCACTTTCATTATCTTTATCGTTATTCACATCTGAATCATCAGTAGAAGATATTCCCATTTGTGTTCCTTTTGAAATAGTATCATTGAAAGTTTTTACTGAATTTAACAATTTGTTTATGTTAGGGCTTAAAGATAGTGACTCATACAAGTGATTAAATTGAGTAGCAGCAATAGCATCATTGATCGCAGTTGTTGTATCCGATATTTGAGTTGGTTGAATATTAAAATTCCAATTTGGCATAGTATTAAAATTCCAATTTGTCATAGTATTGATACGTTGCATATTTTCTAGTAGTTCAATATAATTTACTGCTGGATGAAAAGGAACTTTTGGCATATGATCATCTTGCAATATTTTAATTTTATTATTAATGGATTCTTGTTGCTTTTCACTTATTCTTAATTTTGATATTTCCTTTTGTAAATCATGAATTACACTATTTTTCCTGCCAAGTTCTTCCTTATATTCAATTGCTTTTTCTTGAAGATGTTCCTTCAAATGAACCACAAATGTCCCCATTTCGTCTGCACTTCCGGCTAGTCTGTTTACAATCATCAAGTATTGCTTAAAAATGGGATTATCCATATCGTAGGGATATCGAATACTATGATCAATTTCACTCCATGCTTCTTCAAATACGGTTCTTACCTGAACTTCACATGCAATTGTAGACGAGAGTATTTTTTGCTGAATGATATAATGAATAGACCTATATCCATATTTATGTTTTTTAGGTGTACATCCATTCTGAATATATTCTTTAAGATACTCTTGTGAATCTCCTTCCCTATAATATGCAATAGGAGATTCCTTGAGCTTATATTTTTCAGAAATTATATGGTCATGTACATTTTTCCATTCATCTTTATATAAATGTAATACTCTTAAGCCAATAATGTCATCTAATTCGCTAATATATGTATCGAAAGTGATATTTCTATCTGGATTAGTTATTTTTTTTCTAATGATCTTTTCGATTAGATGTTCTGGGTCTTTAACTCTGTATTTAACAGAATGAACATTGGGTATTTTTATGAAAATAGAAAATAGAATATTTAGTTGTGATTCCAGAAAAGGGATATTATTTATATGATCTTCGTAAATTTTTTCTAATTCTTCCCATTTTAATCCTGTACTCTGATAATCAGAATCTTTTATATTAAATTGTTTCAGAAAATCTTCCTGTGCTAATAATTTTTCCATCTTACTGTATATTTTTTACAAAGATATAGAATTGAATTAATTTTTCTGCATTTACAATGATTTAATAATCATTTTATGTATATTATTAATCGTATCTCACATTTTGTTTCTTTAGAAGAATATACACCAAGAATACTAAAATATTTTAATAGATAGAGGTATATAATTATTAATCTACAATATATTTCTTCCGTTCAGAAATAATATTTTCTATCTTTCCCATCAATGAAATATCTGTGCGACGTCTGGAAATCGTGCAGGAGAAAGTGAGCAGGTGATAATTAAAATAATCTGTTGTGACGGGGCGTTCCTGTTTTAATATCAGGCCGCTTGTTTCGGAGGTGGAGAGGTCTTCGAGAAGGTCGCTGATGGTTTCGTAATAGGTTATCTTTTCCATCCCTTCGATTACAGGAGGGAGATTGTCGGTTTCGGGGGTTGGGTCGGTGAGTACATGGACTTCGAGAGTTAGTTCTCCGCGTCTCATGGCTCCGGAACGTTCCCAGTTGATTGAATAATCAAGGAATAAGGCCGGAGTGGTGAATTCGAACTCTTCAGGGGATTCGGGTTGAC